ATTGTGACAAATCTTTTTCTAAAGAGTTTTTAAACATGTTTCCATACTTTTTAGGCAACCCCTTTAGTTTGTACTCATCCATCAGTTCTAAAGTTAATTGAAGGGTTAATACCAACTCTAAACCGTTTTTTAAATCTTTTCGTAATTGTTTTGTTTCCATAATTATATCTCTATTTGTTTAAATTCCTTATCTAATTCTTTGTTTTTATCAAAAGGTGTTTTACTTGATGTTATCCAATTCGTGTTATCCCACCTAGGGTCTCCGTTTATCATTTCAGTGTACCTGCCATTGTTTACATTCCAAAAGTAATTTACATCTGCTTGATTTTCTCCAAGATTAGAGAACTTAACTTTTAAAACCTTTACCTTAACTGTTCCCTGCTCGTAATCCCTATGAACCAACAACCCATGAGGACTCATGTCATAAAATTCTCCACCACCTTTCACATCATAAAATGTAGGCTCAAAAACCTTACCCTTATCTGTTTGTGGTTTTGTTGGGTGTGCAACTAATATAATTATACAGTCATTCTTCTTACACCAATTATCTATTTTATTTAAGTATGCATTCGTGTAATCATTTATACTTAGATTAGAGGATGCTTTATCTTTAACCTTATTGTATGGGTCTATAACTAAACATCTTATACCCATTCTCCTTACAAGTTCTTCACCTTTCTTTAAAACCTTATCTAAATCATATCCATCATCGTAATTTATAAAGAAAAAGTTTTTATTTACGTGACTTACACATTCTTTCCAAGGCATTTCTTTTGTGTCATTATACTCTGGAGTTCTTCCATAATACTTTCTAACTAATTTATCTACGTGTAAGTATTGAGGATAGTTTTCTGTAGATGCGTAAGCAATTTTCCAATTATACATCATATTATACCCAACAGTCATTTGGTCTACAAAATCAGATTTACCACTTGAAGGGAAACCTGTCACTACAATGAATTGTTTTGTATATGTTGAAAATATACCATCAAAACTACTTAAACCTATTTTATAACCATTTTCAACACCATTCTTATAAAAAGAATCCAATTCAGAGGTCATATCATTAACTCTTATGACGTTTTCTATTGGACAAGGTGTTGAGTCTGCTATTGTATTTTTTAAAGCCTCTTTTCCGTACTTAATTAAATACTCATTTGCATCTTTACAATCCTTGAAATTTACTAAATAGCATTTATCAGAACCAAATCTTCTTATAAATTCTTTTTTACCATTCTCTCCTGCTTGGTCAGCATCTAGTGCTAAGTATATTTTACTTTTAGATTCAAAAGCAAAGTAAAAATCAGTTAGGTAATCTAAATTAACTTGCCCACTAGAATTAAATCCATTAGGTACGCTTACTACATTTTTAATTCCACTTTCATGATAAGACATAGTGTCTATTTCTCCCTCTGTTATTACGCACTCGTCTCTACCCATTATAGAATCAATATTGTAAAAGGTTTTTTGAGCACCTTTATACATTTTAAAATTCTTTTGAGCATCTCTGTATTTTATGTTTACTATCTTACCTTGAACATAGTAATTAAAAAATATAGCATTAACCTCTTTACTTACTTGGGGCATATACTCATTACCATTAGTAACTTTTAAATCTTTTACAGTTTCTTCAGATATATTTCTTGTTTTAAACCAATTAATAACCCCATCACTTGTTGATTGTGAAACTATTGTTTTAGGAGTTATATAATTAACAGCATTGCTATCTTTCTCAAACTTATATGTATGTAATTGCAAAATCTCTCCACAATGCTGACAAGTACCTAAACCTCTTTCCCAATCTAACATTAAACATTCTTGAGTCTTCTTCTTTCTTTGTGAAGAACAAACTGGGCATGTTGATTTTTTCTTATTTGTTGGGAGTTTATATTGATTAAATACATCTACCTCGAATTCTGTTTTCATCATAATTATAGTATTGTAAAGTCAAAACCTTTTTGGTCAAATTTGTTTTTATCAATCTCCATTTCCGCTTTTGTTCCACTTCTAATGGCTTGACCTTTCCATTTCCATTTGTAATCTCCATTACTTGTAGAAATTTTATTAGAGTTGTATTTCATCCAATTCACAAAGTGAGTTCTTAAATCACGCATACTGGTTTTTTTCTCATCCGTTATTGTTAAGACTTGAAGGAATTTATCTAAGGCAACATCAATCTTGGATAAGGTTAAAGAAAAGTGCATAGCTGTTGTTTCTTTCCATATGATATCAGCTTTACATATATCTATCATTGTTTTATTATCTTCTTTCTTTCTTATATTCTTACTTATCTCTGTCGGTTGCGTGTCGATTGTTTGTCGTTTGCGTGTCGCTTCCTTCTTTTTCTTAACCTCATCAACTTGGTAACTGTCATAGTTTAAGATAGTTACCTTAGTATATTTGTTTGTCGTTTGCGTGTCGATTTCCCCAGTTTTCACTAATCTTTTTAATGAAGTTCTGAGTTGTCTGACAGGTATATTTAGGTCACTAGATAGCCTAGTCAAAGAGGTTATGTACTCTCCTCTTTTAACTGATTTGCCCATAAATCTACAATTATCGTAACAAGAATTAAGAAGCAAGTGTATGAATAAATGTTTAGTATTCGCGTCTTTATACCATTCCCAATCCAGTATCGACCTGTGAAGCTTTATAAATCCTTTCATTGTTCAATTTGTGTTGTAGAAAAATTAAATGAGATAATTCTTCTTTATTCTTGTTTACGTAAATTTTTTCAACTAACAAATGAACTAATTCTAAGTACTCTAAATTATCTTCACCAAAAACTACCTCGATAATTTCCTGGACGTGACTATCTCTTACTTTTGAAGACTCGTTAATTAAACTTACTGCTTTGTATATCCTGTTTTCTAACTCATCAAGCTCTTCTTTGTATTTTTTATCTACATCTATAAAGCCGGTTACTTTTTTTACCGAATGTAGTACACTAGCATGATTGTGAGCTTTTTTTCTACCCATAGCTTTTGAGAAGTCTCCAACTTCCTGTAAACTAGCTTTGGTATGCTTTGTTGCCATATAATGAAAAACCTGCCTTATTTCAGCAAAATGATTTAATCTATTATTAGGAAACATAGACATTGGGTGTACCTCATAATGACTTGCTACTATATCAGCAATTCTTTTAAGTACTTTGAAATTTCTTTCCATAAATGTGTTTTAAAATAACTCTCCTACTCGCAAAAGCTTTCAGAGAGTTAGTTGTTAATTAAAAAGGCATATCGTTATCTAAAGCACCGCTACTAGCTGGCGACTTTTTCTCAAAAGGTTCAGAGTTATTGTTTTTATCCTCTTTTACTCCTTTTTTAACTGTACCATCAGTCCATATGACCGAGCCATTTCCTAAGTAATGCATAGGTGCTTTATTATCTCTCTCTTCTTTCTCTTGTTGGATGCTAATTGATACGTTTTTACCGAATCTAGAATCATCATTTACAGAAATTAAGATAGGAATGTAGTTGTCCTTTTCACCTTTTATTACTTTGTTTGGATCAATTTTCTTTAGTTCAGAAGCTTTGATCGAAGCTGAAATTAGTAGTCCCATAGTATTTATATTAAATTAAACTTGATTAAAATTATTATTAAAATGACGATACTTATTATTTGTGCAAACTCGTCTATATTTGCATATTTATTAGATTTCCCCATACTTTGTAAAGTTTGATAAATCCTCTTCTTTATTTACATAGTATTTAAGGAATTGAGATTCTGCTTCCTCCACTTTATACGAACCATTAGAGTAAGCGTCTTCAGAGGTGTCGAAAATACCTATAAGACCCGTTCCTTTCTCTATTACTAAAAATTTCATTGGTTTCTGAAATAATCGTGAGTATATATACGCTTGACTGTCGTAGTTATAGCTTTTTGAACTTCTATAAAAACTTTTTAAAGATGCTGAGGTTTTGATATCGTAAACAAAGTCATCTGTAATTATATCAGCCTTAGCTTTCCATAACAAATCACTTTCTGTTAAAACTCCTACAGATGGAACTTCAAACTGTATATTTTTTATATCTAAAACAGATTTAATGTTTTCGTTTGACCTAAAAATATCAACCATTCTATATATTTCATCAGCTTCTTTTTGCAACAACATTATTGGTTTGTCGTTATCTATTATAGCTTGTTTATAGATTTTGGTAGTTCTAGTAGATGATTCAATAGCATCCATACTTTCGCTTTCTCCAAACATAACCATTTCATGAAAAGCAGTTCCATATAAAAAAGGAAGTGATTGTGATTTAGGCTCGTGAAAACTTAAAGGGTTGTCTATAAGAGCTCCAATATCAGAGTTAGATAGATATTGTTTACCGAAATCACCATAGTAATGGTTATCGTCTTTTAATTTCTCTATTATTTTTTCCATGATGCATCGTTGCGTTTAAAGTCCTCGCTTTCATCCTCTCCAAATACACCTAAGCTATAGAAACCTGTTAATTTAAGACACGCTCTTGACATTGCTCTTTTTTCAGCCATTTCCATGACATACCAGGTGTTGCAATTCCCATCCTTATGACTCATACCTTTTAAAGCAGACCCAAATGTTTGAATTGTTGTGTCCCCAACACTAGCTGTTGCTTTCACAACACAAAAGTTTGTTTGGCACTCGATAACCTCGTAGGATATATCGATTTTTTGTGCGGCTTGGATCTTGTCTACTCCAGACCTTGTGATGATAATGTAGTGTTGATGTTTAAAGACATCGTCTTTTGATAAGCCGTATTTTAAATACAACTCTTTTAATCTCTCTGTTTTCATTTGATTAAATTTAAGTTAAACTATTTTATATTAACAAATATACAAATTAAATTGTTAATACAATACTTTTCTTAGCTGTTTTATGTCGCTAACACATCTTTTATAGAAGAATTTCTTCTCTTTTTCGTTTTGTTTTGCTATTGCTATATGAAACCTATGTCTATGACCTGCAAATCTTTCTTGCAGGTTTTTAGTTTTTAGTTTCTTACAAAATTCATCAATATTTTCATAAAGCAAAATCTTCATTTCACTTTCTTTTAATGGTCTGTATAAAAGAGAAGTGGTATCGTATACTTCTATTTGACCATCTCTTTCACTTGCACATATGTTTTTGTAATAATATGCATTGTCCTCAAATAATTTACTCCCCTTGCTTTCTTTTAACCTATGAAACACGAGTTCTTTTAGCTTCCTCAAATTCATCTTTTATAAATTTTAAATCTTTATCTGTAATGACCATCATTACACTTTCGCAAATATAATCTTTCTGAAATTCATCCCAACTTTGTTGCTCAACCTCATCTTCAATATTACATAGTATATCGTCAAAAAAACCTTCGCTATTATTAAGATACACATATTCTTGATAACTCATATCTTTTTTCAATGCAATTCCTTTTTCGTAACGATATTCACCTGCAAAATTACACCCAGCCTCCTCAAATTCGTGCTCTATTATTACATCATACTTTTCACTCATTAAAAGCAATAGCTTCTCTGGTGGACTCCAAGCAGTATCGCCAGTGATTGTGAATGTTTCATCATCTCCTCTGTCTAAATCCATATCCCACCACTTAGTACCGTACTTATAATAAAAAGCAAAAGGTTTATCCACGTATGTATCTATTGATTTTTCTAATATTAAATTTCCAAATTCAGTAAAGTATTTTGTTGTATCGTATTTTTTGAATTTACGCTCAAGTTTATCAAGAACTTGTTTATTACCTGTAATCTGTACCCAATTATAACAATTATTCGCCATCTGATAAATAGTTTAGTTTATTTAATTTATTTCTTAATTCTTTATTTATTAAGGACACGTATTTTCTGTCCTCATAATCTAATTCACTTGATTTATCAAGAAAAGTATTTATTATTTCGCTTGAATGTTCAGCTAGATTCTTTAATTCTTTTAGCTCTTTTTTTAAAGCATCGTTTTGATACACTAGAAAACCACTCATAATTATAATTGTTTTAGTTTACTAAGACTATCGCTAAAATCTACACCTGCAATCACGTTTTTTTTAGGTATTTCTTCAAATTCATTGATTAAATTCTCAAGATACTCTTCGTTATCCATTTTATTCTCGTAATCCTTAGTGTAAGGGTAGTGTGGAGCGATAAACGTGCCTCCTCCTTGTCCATCGTTCCAAATTACTACATTTAATTTATTAGTCTTACACTCGTACCCTAATCCTCTACGAGTATCAAAATACCTTACTCCTATTACTTTTAATAATTCTTTCATATCTTATAATTCTTTAATTGTTTCAAAATACTTACTAAGATTTGTTTGAAGTTTTTTATATTCATCATATCTATCTGAGCGATTTGCTTCTGATTGTGCTTTTTCTAAAATAACTTCTGCTCTTGTCTTAG